GACGATGCACAAGATGCCGATGAAGCTATACATAGATTACATCGGCATACAAAACGGCAAGGCCAAGGCGTTCTTTGAGATGCGCCAGCGCGGAAATGCAATGCGCCAGTATCCCACGTTTATGCTGGGAATGCATAAGGTGAAGTCGGCGCATGACTTGGCGTCAGTAACGGGCCTACCGTGCTGCTTGGTGGTGCAGTGGACGGATCACCTCGGCATGTGCAGGCTGCCGCCGCCAGAAAGCGCGAACTTGTATTGGGATTGGGGCGGGCATACCCAACGCGGAGATCCGCAGGATATGGAGCCGGTGGCCTATTTCGATATATCAGCGTTTAAGGTGCTAAGATGATGGCCAGCGAGACGGGTGGCGTCGAGGGCGTTTCCGCACGTTCCGCACTTACCGCGCTTATGGTGCGGCGTGGTGCCGAGGGTGCGGTAAATACGGCAAGAAATCTTCCGCCGCACCACTTGCATATATATATGCAAGGTGCGGAGAGAAGTGCGGGCGTATTTATTCAAGGTGCGGAGATTGTTTTGATGGGGATGCGTAGGGGGCATGGTCATGGCTAAGCATAAAGGGCGTCGGCCTACGGCAAAGCAGATAGCAGCAAAGGGAACGTTCACGGTTGGTGAAAGGACGGAGCCTATACCGGCGGCAGTCTGGGGTCAGCTGGAGCCGCTGGATCGCGTGGCGAGGGAAATGACGGAGCGGTGGGGTGATACGCTGCCTTCGCTGGTTACGCCTGAGCTGGCAGGCAAGTTCGAGGCGGCATACGAGGCGCTGAAGGAGGCGGTCGTGGAACGTGACGTCGTCAGGACGAACAAGATCGCCACGCAGCTCATGGCGGGGTGGAAGCGCATGGAAGCGGAAGCGGAAGGCGCGGGGCATAAGCCGCTGTCGCCGCACGCGTGGTGCGTGGAGGTGGATGACGGGAAGATCGTGTGCTTCGCGCGGCAGGGATGCGCGGAGCTGCGCAGGCGGTATCCGCAGTGGGTGGTCTACTCGTTCGAGGATGCCGCGTGCATACTGAAGCAGCACTTCAGCGAGGCGTTTTTGCAGAAGGCGTTTGAGACGTTTCCACATGCGAAGGTGACGCGTGTGGTGGATGAAAGTGGCAACGGAAACATAGAGGATGATATACCATGGTGACGAGGGAAGACATATTGCGCACGGCGGGTGATCTGATCACGGGTGACAGGCAGCGGACATATGGGTCAGCGAAGGCGTCGCACTCGACCATCGCCGGCATGTGGTCGGCGTATCTCGGCGTGGACGTGACGGAGGTGGACGTGGCGGCGATGATGGTGCTGCTCAAGGTATCACGGTCGCGCTCAAGCGATCACTCGGATAACTGGGTGGATGTGTGCGGTTACGCTGCGATAGCGGGCGAATTGGAGGCGGGGTGTGGCGAGGATTGAGCTGGACACCGTGCGGAGTTATGACCGCTTCGGCGGCACATACGATAAGATGCAGCGCGCGAGGTGCGAAGGATTGGAGGTCGTTGGCAACGGATTTATCGTGCGGGAGCTGTGCAAGTTGCTCAGAGACGCTGGGAAGCCGCTGGAGGAGCCAATCGAGGTTTATAGGGGGGTGACCAGCTGCTTCATCGTTATGCCGCTTCAGCGGTGGTTAAAACGAGCGTGAGGGCGTGTTTAGTCTCTGCGGCAGACACGCCGACGCTCAGACGCGCGTGCGCGAATACGCGTTTTTTACCAAACGGTCAAATTTTGCGATGTCGCAGCGCAGCAATATCGCCATCGATACAACCATAGATAGGTGTAAAACGCTAACATGCTGATATCGTTACATAATAAAGTTAACATAATATACATTATGCGATTCCAGCTGCAAATCTTGACCGTTTGGTCAAATTTACCCCCCCCCACTTCGCGCTCAGGCGGGAGCGTGTGTGTATAGAAAAGCGCACACACCCCCGCACCCCCTACGCGCTTGCCATACCCATGGCCCCGCGCTAAAATTTCCCGCGTACAAGGAGAAACGCAATGGCAGGCAAGGCGTTACGCAAGCGCATATTGACGGAGGTCGCCTCCAACGGCGGCGCAGATTGGCTGTTTGACCAGATCGCGTCGGGCGTCACCGTCGCCGAGTTGGCGCGCCAATACGGCTGCACGCGCAGCTATGTTAGCAGGAGCCTGAACAGCGTGCCTGAATATGCCGCCGCGCTGGCTAAGGCTCGCGGCGAGGCAGCGGATGCGCTGGTGGAGCAGGGCTTGGAGATGGTTGACGGGTTGAGCGGTGCCAGCAGCCCGACGGAGATTGCCGCCACGCGCGAGAAGGTGCAGTGGCGCAAGTTCATGGCTGGCTCGATGAATCAGGAGCGCTACGGCACGCGCCCGCAGAATAGCGTCACGCTTTCCATTGGCGATCTGCACTTGGATGCGCTGCGCAAGTTTAGCGCCGACATGAAGCGCGTGAACAGCGACGCCGAAGCGGCCACGATTGACGCGGAATATGTGGAGGTGTCGGATGAGTGACGCCAACCCGTTTGACGACTTCGTTGTCGAATATTACGACGACCCCGTGCGCTTTGTGCGCGAAGTGCTTGGCGCTGACCCGCTGCCATATCAGGCCGAGTTTCTGGCGGCCATTGCGTCGGGCGAGCGCAAGATCAGCGTGCGCTCTGGGCATGGCACCGGCAAGTCGACGTCTGCCAGCTGGGCGATGCTGTGGTTTCTGTTTCTGCGCTTTCCGAATAAGGTTGTCGTCACCGCGCCCACGTCTGGCCAGCTCTTTGACGCGCTCTTCGCGGAGATGAAGCGGTGGATCAACGAGCTGCCGCCTAATCTGAAGGACATGGTCACGGTGAAGTCTGACCGCGTTGAGCTGACGGCGGCGGCCAGTGAGGCGTTTATATCGGCCCGCACGTCCCGCGCCGAAACGCCGGAGGCGCTTGCCGGCGTGCATAGCGAGCATGTGCTGCTGGTCATTGACGAGGCGTCGGGTGTGCCGGAGAAGGTGTTTGAGGCTGCTGCGGGCAGCATGTCGGGCCACAGCGCCACCACGGTGCTGCTGAGCAACCCCACGCGTAGCTCTGGCACGTTTTACGAGAGCCAGACGCGCATGGCTGGCAGCTGGTGGACGCGCCGCTGGTCGTGCGTTGACAGCCCGCTTGTGTCAGACGAGTTCGTTGACGAGATGCGCATGCGCTACGGGGAGGAGAGCAACGCGTTTCGCATCCGCGTGCTTGGCGAGTTTCCATTGGCTGACGATGACACGATCGTGCCGTACCACTTGGCCGAGGCCGCGATGAAGCGCGACATCGAGGTTGCGCCTAATACGCGCGCTGTGTGGGCGATTGATCCTGCGCGCTTTGGCACCGACCGCACCGCGTTCTGCAAGCGCGAGGGCAACGTGATCACGGAGATCAAGTCGTGGCGCGGCCTCGATCTGATGCAGACCGTTGGCCGCGTGATGGCTGAGTATGATGCGCTGCCCCCGTCGCAGCAGCCCAGCGAGATCCTTGTGGATAGTATTGGCATAGGTTCGGGCGTCGTGGATCGGATGCATGAGCTTGGCGCTCCCGTGCGCGGCGTGAACGTGGCCGAGGCACCGTCGATGAAGGAGACATATAACAACTTGCGCACGGAGCTGTGGTTTAAGTGCAAGGCGTGGCTGGAGGATCGTTCGTGCAAGCTGCCCAACGACGACGAGCTGCTGTCTGATCTTACTGGCATCCGCTACGCGTTCACGTCCTCTGGGAAGATGGCTGCCGAGAGCAAGGACGCCATGCGCAAGCGTGGCCTGCGCTCGCCGGATCTTGCTGACGCCGTGTGCCTTACGATGGCGTCTGACGCGGCAACGGCCCTGAGCGGGCCGATGTCACGTTGGCGTGGTGCGCTCAGGCGCAATTTGCAGGGGATTGCGTGACTTTGTAAAAAAGTTTACCCTACCCACACATAGACAAGCGTTATTGCTCCCGCTATCTATGCCTCAAGCGAGTTTCCTCCCTGTCTCGCGCAACTTGGCCCCGCCGCGTTCCTCCCATTGCGCGCGCGGGGTTTCTTTTTGGCGTTTTAGTGTTATTATGCGGGAAGATATAACGGAGGTTACGATGCCCAAAGTTGGATCGAAGCACTACGCATATACGCCTAAAGGTATGGCGAAAGCCAAGGCCGCTGCCAAAAAGTCTGGTAAGAAGGTGTCATACGCGAAGAAGAAGAAGTGATGTGGACGGCGCTGCTTTTGCTTTGCAATGTTGAGGGTGGTTGCTTTTCGTTTGGCAGCCCTGTGATGCAGAGCGAGAGCCAGTGCATACAGTCCATACCGAGCGGGCTGAAATACGCGCAGCAGATGTTTCCTGCATATCGCGCAACGGATTATCAATGCGTCCAGTGGGGCGAAGGAGCTTAGATGGCTAAGGGTTTATATGCCAACATCCACGCAAAGCGTAAGCGCATTGCTGCTGGATCTGGCGAGAAGATGCGCAAGGCGGGCAGCAAGGGCGCGCCTACCGCAAAGGCGTTTAAGAAGTCGGCGAAAACCGCGAAGAAGAAATAGCATGGCACGCACCAAGGCAGAGAAGATCGCATCCGCGAAGAAGCGCCACGGGTTCACGGCGGTGAATAAACCGCGACGCGGTGGCCCGAAGAAGTTTGAGGTGCTGGCGGTTGAGGGCGACACAGTGAAGAAGGTTAACTTTGGCGACCCCGCCATGTCCATCAAGAAGGATCAGCCGAAACGCAAGGCGTCATACTGCGCACGCTCCGGCGGCATCAAGGGCAAGAGTAGCAAGCTGAGCGCGAATTACTGGTCGCGCCGCGCGTGGGATTGCTGATATGGAGCAGCTCTTCAACTTCTTCAGCAACGGCCAGCAGCGCCGCACCGCGCTTGACGAGCTGTTCTCCGGCTTAGAGCGTTACGTTCCTCCAAACCTACGCCCAGCGGTAGAGACGGTCGCCGAGATGAACCCTGTGCAGGGCCAGATGAACGCGATGACTGCCGGCGGCGTTGTCTTCGACCCCGACCAAACTGCGGAGGCGCGCAGGCGCGCTGCGGTTGATATGGGCGTCGAGATGGCGCTTGCGCTGACGCCTGCCGCCTTGGCTGCACGCGGATACCTGACGCCCATCCAAGGCGTTATGGAGGGGCTGCTTGGCGGCTCGCCAGCGCAGCAGCAGATCGCAGAGGACGCTGGCAAACTTGCAGCAGACGCGTCCGGCTTGGCGCGCTCAGCGACCCAGCTCGATCCCGACATGCTAGGCGAGATATTTCAGCGCGCCGGAGAAACGGAAGATTTAAGCGCGGCGAGGGTTACGCTTGGATCTGATTACTTTGAGCCTCCGAGGGAAGGCGGCGGGCGCGCTAAAGATCCAGCCATGTTCACGCCGTTTTCTTTAAGCGCCAAGCAGAAAGACGCCCCATATAATTGGCGCGTTGAAGGCGAAACGCTTGAGGCTAATACGCCCCCAACGTTGATAACGCCAAGCCAAGACCAAGGAAAAACATTGTTTTTTGCTGCTGGCGACAGAACGGCTGGCGATGTTGAAATCAACAAGCTTGGAGACGTGACGTTAAAACGTCCTGTCAGGCTTTATGCTGGCCCAGAATACATGGATACCGGCGATGTTTGGGCATCACACAAGGGTGTGATGAAACCTAAGCAAAACGTATTGTTGCCATTTGTTGAAGCTGGCGGCGAAGCAAAGCTTTCATACGCGCCAATGGGAGAAAGGTCTGGAGATTTTGCGAAGCATCAGGGCGAGTTGTTTAGCGAGTATATGTATTCAGTAGATATGCCGAAAGATACCGTCAAATCTATAGACGACGAGCTGGCTAAAATTGTAAGAAAATATCAGGAAAAAACTTTAGCTTCAGAAAACAAGAAGCGAGCAAAGAAAGGTTTACCTGAGATCCAAGAGGCCGCCAACATGCCGATCCCAAGCGTGTCCTCCGATGCTTTCAGAGATTGGTTCAGCACGCAAAGTCCAGAGCAAATTAGAAAGCCGTTTATGCAGCGGATCGATCAGGCTGACATGAAGGCGCTGGAAGGCGCACCAGATGTAGGCTTGATTAGGTTTGGCGCAACTAATCCTGATCTTGTGGACGTGGAAAGTTTTAGCGGCGGTTATAGGTTTGGAACGCCTGACGTGCAGCGTGGCTTGCTGTCTGCGGATCACCCGTCATACGACACAAAATATGCCGCTTCAGAAGGCACAACCTCTGGCACGTATGGCACAAGCATCCCGTGGACAATTATGGCGAGAGATACGGCGCTTCCAAGACTGAGAGACGCCGCATTGCAAAGTGGTTATCGCTTCGGGTCGAACACGCCCCCGCGAGACTATACGCTTCCATCAGACCACCGCGTGTTTACGATGAACCCAAACACAAGTCAGCTCATGGATCAGCAGTTTGTTGAGGAAAGCTCAACATTTATGGATCTGGAAAAGCAGCTTGGCCGGCCATCCGCAATAGAATACGCGCAAGGCTTGTTGATGAATTATTTGAGGAATTATTAATTGCGCTCTTCGTCAACAATATCGCGTATTACTTCCATGACGTTTGGCGGCAAGTTATCTGACGTGCCTTGTATCATAAACGCCAAAGATAATATTCCTGCAACAAGCGGATCTGTTAGATCAAGTTCTGTATCATTTTCGTCAATCATGCTATTCTCCCATTTAAAGGTGAATGTTAACACAGTGATAAAGGCAACACAATGCCCATAACAACATACACGGATCTAAAGACGTCAGTAGCCAATTGGCTAAACCGCGATGATCTAACGTCTGTCATTCCTGATTTTATTTCGCTGGCAGAGGCTGGTATGGATCGCAGCATACGCCATTGGCGCATGGAGAAGCGTGTCACCGCTACAGTCAACAGCCAATATACTGGTCTTGTCGGTGACTACTTAGAGGCTATTCGGTTTTCGATTGCAAACAGCGACCGCTTAGAATTGCTGAGCCAAGGCGAGATGCAGCAGCTTCGCACGGTAAATGACGATACATCTGGGAAGCCTAGATATTACGCGATCACTGATGGCCAGTTGGAGTTATACCCAACGCCTGATGGCACGTACACTGTCGAGATGGTGTATTACGCGCAGATCCCGCCGCTGAGCGACAGCACAACAACAAACTGGGCCTTAACGCATCACCCAGACGTATATTTATATGGGTCATTGATCCACGCAGCGCCATACCTTGGCGACGATCAGCGTACAACTGTATGGGCGTCGTTGTATCAAAGCGCATTGGATGCTATAAACAAAGAAAGTTCTGATGCTAAATTTGGCGGCTCTGGTCGTCGTTTGAAGATAGCAGCCTACTAGGAGAATAAGAATGGCAACTATTTCTGATTATGTCTTAGACGCTGCTTTGTCCAAGCTGGACACTGAAGCTGATCGTATTGACATTACATCGCAAGAGGCAACGACATACGCGCAGGCGACAAGCACATATTCGCTTGGCAACTCTACGTCCTTGTCGTTTGGCGCTCCAGAGGATGGTGACACATCTGGACGCAAGACCGTCGCGGCAGCGATTACGGATGGGTCTGTGACCGGCACAGGCACTGCAACGCACTTTGCGATTGTTGATGTGTCAGCAACACGTTTGCTTGCCACAGGGTCGCTTACAGCGTCTCAGGCGGTAACCAGCGGCAACACATTTACGCTTGCATCATTTGACGTAGAAATCCCAGACCCAGCATAATAGGAGCGGCCAATGGTTGTACTCGCAAACCGCGTTAAGGTTGCTACGGCAACCACTGGCACAGGCACTATTACATTGGGCG